TCGCAAGCGGCGGCGAAGTCGCGCAGGCCGGAAAGGCTCGATATGGCTGGCAGGAGGCGCTCTGATGGCCGCCTTTCCCACTGGGATATGTTTCCTCGCTGGAAGCTACGGCGAGTCCTTCGACCCGAGTATCGAGCGCACCGAGATGGAGCGTGGCGTGCCAAAGCAGCGACTGGTCAATTCGCAAGTTCTGGCCAAAATTAAATGCTCCTTGCTCTTTAACAGTAGTGCCAATGCGGATGACTTTGAAGCGTGGTACTTCGATGTGATTGGCCGGATCGGTTGGTTCTCGATGAGCCATCCGCGTACCGGCGTTGCTATCACCGCGCGATTTGAGAACGGAGCTCTTGGTGAGCTTTCTTCAGTTAACAACAATCGCAAGCGTTGGCGGCGCGAGGTCACTTTGGAGTACCTGAGATGAATACCTTCCTCGAGCGCCGGCAGCGTGTCACCGACACTGCCGGGACGCTGCTGTTCCTTGAAGTTTCGGCGCCGTCGTTCGCTGGAACTCTTCGACTGGACCAGCAACGGAGTTCTCTACATCGGTGTGCCCTTCGGGTTCAAGCTGCCGGACGACGTAGCGGGGCAGACGCCCCGCGCGGTACTCACGTTGGATAACATCGGCCGCGGTATCACCGATGACTTGGAGTCCTTGGGGCCGCAGGACACGGTGATGGCCAGGCTCAAGATCAGCGACCGAGCTGATCCGAACGTGATAGAGCGCGAGTACATCCTGCCGATGACCTCGGTGTCGGTTAACACCAAGACGGCCACGGCCCAATGCGGCTACGACGCCCTTATGCGGCAGCAGGCGGTGCGCCTGCGCTATAACCCGTTCAACGCGCCGGGGGCCTTCTGATGCGCTTGGCCGACGTTGAGCGCTTCACACTCATCCCCTACGACGAGGCGACCTTCGACTGTGCTGACCTGGTGGCCTTGGTGCAGCGCGAGCTGTTCGGCCGGCAGATCCAGATGCCGGGCCGGCGCCCGCGCGGTACCGAGGGGCAGGCGGCCATCGGCGAGCTGTCGAGGCCTTACGCCCGACGAACGGAATCGCCCCAGGACGGGGATCTCGTCCTGATGATCGAACACGGGCACAAACGCCCCGGCCATGCCGGGGTTTTCTTTTATCTGGCCCACGAAGCGTGGGTCTTGCACGCGAACGAGAAGAACGGTTGCAGCATCCTGCACCGCGTCCGCGAGCTGCCCGACGTCGGGCTCAGGATCGAGGGTTATTACAGATGGGTCTGATGGAACTGCCGCGCATCGAGCCGGGCCAGCTGATTGTTACTCCCCATCCATTGCTTCTGGATGGCCAGCGCAATGTCGTCTGGGAGGCGCGGGCAGGGGAGAGCCTGTACTCCCTGCTGATGCGCAACGTTCCAGAGCTCGATGGTCAGGCGTGGGCCGTCTCGATTGGCGGCGTGGCTGTGCAGCGCCACCTGTGGCATCACGTACACCCGAAGCAGGGTCAGGTCATCGAGGTGCGCGGCGGTGTTGGCAAGGCCGCTCTGGCTGTCGTGGCAATGATTGCGCTCACTTACTTCACCTTCGGTATTGGCGCTGCAGCGAGCTGGGGGGCCGGTGCGGCGGCAGGTGCGTTCGGCGGTGGCCTTGCTGGATCTCTGTTTGCCACCGGCGTATTCATGGCTGGCTCGATGCTGATCAACAAGGTCCTGGCACCCAAACAGGCCAAAGCCGGCAGCCTGCAGCAGGACTCGGTTTACTCGATCTCTGGCGCGCGCAATCAGCTCCGCCCCTACGATCCCTTGCCGCTGCTGTTTGGCCGGGTGCGAATCACGCCGGACCTGCTCAGCAAGCCTTACACCTGGTACGAGGGCAACGACCAGTACCTCGGCTTGTTGCTGTGTGCCGGTGTCAATGTGGGCCGGGTGGAGTCCTTCTACAACGGCGATACGGAACTGGCGAACTACGAGGGCGTGCAGGTCTACCACGCCGGCTACAGCCAGATGCCGGATCAGGCCATTCCGCGGCGCAGAGCTGGAGAAGAGCAAGGCATGGGTCGAGCGCACGACCAGCGCGGACACCGTTCGCATCCAGATCAACCTGGAATACATGCTTGGCGGCATGGGCGGCGGAGGTAAGGGCTACGACGTCTACGAGACGATCGAGGCCCAGTACCGCGCAGTTGGTGCGACCGCGTGGTTGCCGCTGGTCAGCCAGCGCTTCAAGTCCAAGAAGATGGATGCCAAGCGTGCAACCATGTCTCGCGACGTCGCCCGTGGTCAGTACGAAGTCCGCGTCCACATGCTGGGCGAGGGTAACTACAACGGCGGCAATACCCACTACAACGACTTTCAGTGGACGACGCTCACGAGCGTGCAGGCCGACGACGCTGATTACACAGGCATATCGCGCACCGGCGTCCGCATCAAAGCCACCGGCCAGCTCAACGGCTCGCCGGATGAGCTGCGCGCCGTAGGTCATGCCGATCCAATCCCCGTATGGAACGGCGCTGCCTTCACGACAGTGGAAAGCAGTAACCCAGGTGCGCAGATCCTCGCCTATGCCCGCGGCATCGTTAGCGGTGGCCGGATGCTGGGCGGCATGGCCTTGTCGGATGAGCAGATCGACATTGAGTCGCTGAAGGCCTTCTCTCTGCACTGCGCCGCCAACGGTTACACCTACGACTACTACATCAAAGACGCCCGAAACCACGACCAGGTGTTGGCAGCGATCGCGCTCGCCGGGTTTGGGCAGATTACTTGGGCCGGGGGGCGCCTCGGTGTCGTGTGGGCCGCCCAGGAGCAGCCGCTCTCCGGCGTGGTCAACATGGCCACGATCAAGAAGGGCCAGTTCCAGGTCGACTACAACCTGGCCAACGCTGCTGACGGCATCGAGTACACCTACCTGGACAGCACCACGTGGGAGACCAAGACGCTGCGCGTGCCTGCGCCCGGCGTCACTACGATGCTCAACCCAGCGCAGGTCTCCGGCGAGGGTGTCACCAGCGAAGCGCACGCTGCCTGCCTGGCCCGCTGGCACCTGGCTCAGTCGCTGTACCAGTACAAGGACATCGGCTATAGCACCGACATTGAGCACCTGAGCTATCAGCGCCTGTCGCTGCTGGCGTTGCAGCACGACATGACGCAATGGGGGTTTGGCGGCCGAGTGGCCGCGGCGGCATACGCTGCCGGGGTTGTGACCTTGACGCTCGATGAGCCGGTACGGGCACCAGCCAGCGGCAATGCCTACATCGGCCTGCGTATCCCGGGCGAGCGGGTCTACCGGGTACTCCGCGTGAAGCCGTTCACAGGGGACTCCAGTGTCATTGAGCTACTGGACGCATGGCCGAGCGACGCTGCCGTGCCCGGCAACAGTCCGGACAACCCCACCCACGACACCCTATGGGTATATGACTTCAAACAGACGCCAGGCCTGCGCGTGCGCGTCGTCAGCATCGAGCCGGAAAGCGATTTGAAGGGCGCTGCCGTGCGTGTGGTTCAGGAGGGACCGGAGTTCTGGAACTACGTTCTGACCGGCCAGTACATCCCGTCTCCAAACGAATCGCAGCTGCCCACGCGCCCAGTGGCATCGAACCTGCGCATCACTGAGCAGCAGGTGGCGCAGGGTGACACCCTGTTCACTGAGCTGACGGCCACCTTCGACATCACCGGCCCGGTTGGTAACATACTGGTGCTTTCTGCCGGTCAGGAGCAGGAGCTTCTTGAGGTCGCGCAGACGCAGACGCGTACCGCCACTTGGCGCATCCCGCAGGCGGACGTCTACAACATCGTCGTACGCCCCTTCGCGCCCGATGGCACTGCAGGTGTAGCTGTTTCGGCGATCTATGCCACCTCCGGGGCAGACGTTCCCCCTGTTCTGGTGGACCTGTTTGATGTCCAGGAGCGCAGCGGAGGCGTGCGCCTGTACACCTGGGGCTGGCTGGAGGACACCATGCGCTCGGCGGACTTTGCCGGCGTGGAGATCCGCTACATCGCTGACCATGTCAGCGCACCCGACTGGGATGCCATGACGCCGGTCGGCGACACCGGTTATCACACCGCTGCATTCGAGGCTGTGATCCCCGAGTCCGGTCAATGGACGTTCGCGTGCCGCAGCCGGAACACCAGTGGTGAGCTTTCGACCGGCATGCGTGTCGTGCAGCGGACGCTGGGAAAGAACCTCGGGCAAAGCCTGGCCGACATCACTCTGGAGCAAGTGACTCAGCAGCAGGCTATCGACGCCGCCACCGAAACGGCGCTTCTCGCCGATCTGAAGGCCGCCAAATCGCTGGCATTGTTGGGCGAGGAATACGATGAGGCCACCGCCTACATTGCGGGGGATGTCGTCTACCTCAATGGGCGCATGTATCGAGCGATAGCCGAAGTTGAGATGGGGATAGCTCCCCCAGATCCGGCGTACTGGTTGGACGTCGGCACGGTCACCGAGGCCCAGTCGAACACGTCCAAGGCGATGAGCCAGCTGCGCGTTGATGTTGATGAGCAGGGCGTCGAGTTTGCCGCAGCTTTGGATCAAGTGGAGAGCGGACTAAGCTCGGTGACAACCGCCATCAAGGCCATGGGTGGAAGCGGCAACTTGTTGCAAACATCGATATTTGGCAGCGGCTTGATGCCGTGGGCTCAAGGCGAGACCGCCGGCAGTTGGTTGCTAAGTGACGACATCCTCCAGGACCATCGTGTTCCGGCTGGCATGCGGGCATTGGTTATCTACGCTAGGGCGGGACTGACATCCCCAGAAGACTATCTTCGCGTATATCAAGACGTTTCCGTTGAACCAGGTTCAACATACATCTTCTCTACTTACGTTCTGAACATTCAGTGTAGGAACGCGCTGTCGATAGTTTTTTTGAATAGCCAAGGGCTATACACAGGCGATGCGACCAACTCGCTGTGGGATTCGGGATCAAACCCAAATGGCTTGTTGAGTGGCTATCACCGATCCCAGGTGATGGCCAAAGCACCGGCGGATGCAGTAAAAGTCAGAGTATCTGTTTGGGGCGTCAACCTCTCTCCGCTGGCTCAGGACGCAGCCGTGTGGGTGATTCGCCCCATGCTTGAGGAGGCTAGAGACGGGCAGACGGAACCGTCTCCATGGTCTGCAGGTGGATCTGAGCAAGCTGCGAGTCAGACCGTGACTCTGGACGTCAATGGCTTTATCAGCGGCACGCAGTCGCTAAATGACGGAAAGCGCTCCAGCTTCTCAATCCTTGCCACAGTGTTTCGCGTCGTCTCCAGCCTGACGGGCATGGGCATGGAATGGCTCGATGGTTACCTGCGGATCTGGCGCGGCAGTGCGCAGCTTGTACTTGGGCACACGTTTGGCTCCGGTGATCTGGTCATGTGGTATGGCCCGAATGTGGGTGCAGGGAACTGCAGCCGCTCCAACGGCCTTTTCTACCTTGATACCGATGGCGGTGGCTACTTCGGCGGGGCGCTCTCTGCCGGTGCACTGAAGAACGCTGTGCAAACGACGAACACTGCCACCAGCGGGGTCGAGCTCGTGAACGGGCCGTTCTCTACGAACGGCAAGGTGCGCAACGTCGTTGTCAGCTACTCGCGTAATCAGCGTCGGGTCAAGAATGCGGCGGGAACGGATGGATTCGTTGCAGGAGCTGGGAGCAACACGGCAATCGTGCAGGTGTACCGCAAGATCGGTGACGCAGCGGAGGCGCTCTGGCAGACCATCAACGTGTCAGGAACGGTCGATATTCGAAACGAGCCTGATACCGCAGACGTAGCAATCTCGACGTGGGGCGGCTCCCTTACTGTCAACGACACGAGCCCGTCGACCAGCTTGGTTCAATACAGAGCCGTGCTCTCCGCGTTCACGGCGCAGACGGTCACTCACCAGTCGGGCAGCTTTGAAAGCCAAACGGTCAGCCAGAACCTTTCGATCATTTCCGTGGAGAGCTAAGCAATGACTGAGCATGGAGCAATGCAGGTGAGTGATGCTGGCGACATTGAGCGCGTCTACGACGCCCAGAATCGCGACGTGCTGATTGGCCGGCGGCTGGAGGTGTTCTTCGAGCCGAGCGGCGACGGCTCGCCAAGCCTCAAGGGTAAGTTGATCTGGCACACGGAATGGGAGCATCGGATGGGCGATGTCCTTCGCGGTACCTCGCTCGGCCCCCGCATTGAGCGCACCATTGAGCAGGTGGCGGCCGGCGAGTTCGGCGGGGTTCCGGGGATGGATATCATTGCGGTGGTCAAAGCCGCGTACGTGGCCCACGCGTCGGAGGCATTCGGTATTGGAGACAATCCGTTGGAAGCCCCCCCTGTCGATGATGACAGTCAGGGTTAAACGAACCCCTGCAGACTGCCCTCTGGCGCCACTCCCAGTTTCACCAGCCACGTAGCGACCATCTCAATGATGGCTGTCTCGTCTTCCGGATATTGGTCGATCAGCCGCTCTTCGACCTCATCGCAGGTTTCCCAAAAGGTCTCTGATTCGCCGTGCTGCAGCAGAGCGTGGCTGATCTCGTTGAAGGCGAGCTCGTAGTCAGCTTGCTGCTCAATCATCGTAGACCTCTGGCTCGACCATTCCGGCATCCCGGATGATCTGTTCCACACGATCGCGGAAGTAGATCCAGTCTTCAGATGCGACGAACTGCTCGATCACCTCTGCCTCCCCGGCAACCTCTTCGGCCTGGTCGCCCTCTGGGCTGGACTTGGCAATGATGGTGGCCCGGGCCTTGAGGTCGTCCAGGCGGTCGTTTAGCTCTTCGCGGGTCATCTTGTCCATGCACGAATCCTATGCCTCGGGGGCGTTATGCTCGGGTCAACTGGAGGTGACGCGTGTGCTATTCAGCTCAGATCGAAGCCGACTACAAGAAGTTCGTGCGTGAGTTCGGCGCTGTGGTGGACTTGGAGGTGTTCACCCAGCTGTGGCTGCGTGACAACAACAAGACCCGCCGACCGAAGACGCCCAGGGCATTGGATCTATCGTTTCTCCGACCCGGAGACTCAAGCGTTGCCGCCATTGCCGCCGAGATTCGGGAATGGGACAACGAGGAGATCGCACAGCTTGAGACAGAGCTGACCAAGCAGACCGAGCGCCTGGCCAACGCCGAGCAGAAGCTGGCTACCAAGCCCACGAAGACCGCGGCGAACGAGCAGCGAATCGCCGGCAACAAGATCGAGCAGATCAAGCGCAGGATTACCGACTTGAAGCGGGCGAACCTGGAGGCGCGTGATTCCCGCATGTTCCCTGGCTACTACTGCCCGGTGCTGGTCAGCGAGGGCGGCAAGATGGTCGTGAAGCCGACGCGCTATCAATGCCGGCC